CCAGTGTCAACTGTTACTTTACGAGCTGTAATTTTTACTACTTGTTTAAGAGCGCCTGTATCGTCTTTAACAGTCATAGTCATTTCGCCTTCTGCTAATACTGCTGGAGTGTTAACATCTGCTGCTGACGCATCTACTAGAAAACAATCTTTAATTGCTGTTCCGTCTGTGCAACGGAATTTTTTTGATCCTAGTTGTTTTACAATCCAGCCATTTACTGAATTTGCACCGTTATTAAATTGTACTCTGATTTCATTTCCATCGGCTGTAGGTGTGCCGAAGAATCTTTTATTTAGTGGACGTCCCATTTTGTTTCTCCTTGACGTTCTAGGTCTACGCTGCGGGTTACAGCATAAGTCCTCTTTCGAGGCGCTCATTAGACAAAGTATTTATCTCGTTTGTTCGGAATATAATTTATAAACTCACGCACATAGTCAAAATGTTGACTTAATGTGGAAAATAATTCAGGGTTTAAGTTATGCGACACTGCATCATAACTAGTTTTACCTATATCTGAGTAATATTTAATATCTATACCATAGTCTGGAAATATACCTGTTACAAATAAACATGTATCGCCGAGAGTTTTAGCATCACTAGTGCGAGTCATTTGTAAAAATGTTTGTGCAAATGAGTTATTAGGGAGAAAGTCTGTTTTGTCCATATGGCTCGCTAAAAGGATAACCACATAGTGCTCAATAGATTCTGGTAACTCAATACCAGTATGTTGTCTGGTTTCTTGTACTACATCGTAAAATGCAGATACATATTCATCCTGCATGATGTATTTATAAAAAAAAGACCTGCTCAGTTAAGAACAGGCCTTTTTATAATGTGATAGGAAGGAATTACTTATTACCTTCAACCGGGCACAAGTAGACTCGTGCAATAAACCCGGAACATGTATGCAGTCGCTAAACCAACCCGCTAAGGTTCTTCTACATTACCTTAATGCCGTCTACCGACATCGCTTCAGTCACCATCTAACGTAAACCGTCGTCTTCGTTATGTAACTAATATAACATCTCTACAGACAATGTCAACCATTTTATTAGAAAAAAAGTCAAAAAAATAGGCGCCGTAGCGCCTATCCTTTATTAAGTTGTTAAAACTTAGCTGAAGCTTACGTTAGTAGCTGTTACTGCTACCTTACCTAAGTAATCAGCTGCGTTACCTAGAGACGAAGCAGTATTTGTTAGCTCAACATATCCATAACGAGTCATGAATGATACTGTTGGCTCAAATGTTGCTGGGTCTAGAACAACGCCACTTGACATTAATGGGATATATGGGCAATAGAACGCTGCTGCGTCTGATTCTGATGTACCTTTGTATCCGATTAGTACGGCTGCATTATCTGTTGCATATGTGTTTACATATACACGCATTGCACTGTTTAGAGTACCAACCATTTTAGTGTTAGTTGGTGCTTCAAATGTGCCTTCTGTTGTTCTTGCGAACGCAGAAGTTGTTGCAGATTGTAGAAGTGTTAGTGTAAATGGTGAAACAACTGCCCAGTTACCTGCGCCACGACGTGTACGCTGTGCAATTAGGTTTGATACTCTGTTGATTTGAACTGCAAGAGCTGCATGTTCGTCACCAACAAAAGTAGCTGTACCTGATACTGCGTTTTGGTCATATGTTTCAGTTGCTGCGCCAGCTAGGCCATTCAGGCTTGCTAGTACTTCTTGGTCGATCTCAGCAGTAATCTCTTGAGCAAGTGCTGCCATGATTTCTGCTTCAACGTCGATGCCGTGCATTGCTTGTGAATCTTGAGCAGCTTCAAAAGTCCAACGTGCGCTTAGTTTGCGTGATTTGGCTTCTACTGTCTGCTTTAAGATTTGAATTGACATCTGGTTACCTGCAACACCTTCCATAGAAGCTGTTGGGCTAGGCGCTGCGCCTGAACCTGGGTTACCAGAATATGATTCTGCAATCTTGAATGGGCTGAATGCTTCATCCCCAGCTGTTGCTCCGTTGTCTGTATTTGCATAACGCACACGTAGTGTGTGAATTTGTGCAACAGGACCAGTCATTGGCTGAACGCCAACTAACTCATTTGCAATAACTGTTGGCATTACACGTCTGATAACTGGTAGGATAACACGGTTAAGTGTCGCAATATTACCGGCAGATGTAGCACCAGCAGTTGCACTTTCTGAAAGATACTTGCGAGTATTTTCAAGTGTAGCTGCCATAACACCTTTCTTGTTGCCTTGTAGGCCTTCAAGAAGAGCTGTTTTTGTGTCCTGCCAGCGTGATTCTAGTAGTTCTGACATAATAATCTCCTTAATTTAATCCAGCTAGACGTTTAATGTCTACGACATTGTGATCGTCTGCTTTAGAACTAGTGTTTTGTGATTGTTCACGGTTGCCTGTGATTGTTTTGCCTTCTGTAAGTGGTGCCTTAGTTTTCTTTGCTGGAGTATTACTATCAATTACTGATGGTAGGTATTTCTCAAACGATGCTGTTAAGCGTGGCGTTTGAACTGTTTCCAGTAAATCTGTCATTATTGAACGTTGATCCTTACTTAAAGGAGCAATTAAGTCGTTCATAATCTTTTCTCTTTTAGCTGCTTCAACTAAGCGTGATTTCTCTTTGCTTGCTGATTCAGCTAAACTTTTAGCTTTTGTTGCAAAAGTTTTAGCTTCACTTAGTTGCTTATCTTTTACATCAATAACTTTAAGTAGTTTTGCAGTTTCTGATTTCTCATTTAAATATGAAGAACCATACTCATTTGCGAATGCTTCAAAGATTTTACGTCCAAAGTCATTTCTACGTGCTGTATCAATATCTTCTCTAAGTGAACTAATCTCTTTATTAAGAGTATTAGCAACTGTCTTAGATACTAATGCTGCACTTTCTTGAACGAAATCTTTCTTGACTTTAGCAATATGTGTCTTGGCTTCACGCACAAGACGCACTTTGGTTTCTGCTAAATCTTTTTTGTCTTCGTAAAATTCTGCAATTTCTGAAGCTAATGATTCAACAATAAATTCTTCCAACTTAGCATGATTTTCTTGCATTGCACGTTTATCTGCACGTAGCTCTGCAATCTCTGTTTTAAGTTGATCAACTACAAATCCTTTTAGAAGATCTGCATTTTCACGCATAGCAACAGCATATTTTGCTTTTGCTTCGCTTAGTTGTTTTCTGTCTTCAGAAAACTCAGCAATTTCACTTGCTAACCCTTCTGACAACATTTGATCTATTGCTTCAACCATTGTCTGCTTGTCATGTTCGTACTTTTGTGCGAACTCTTCACGCAATTCCGCAGTAACCGCTTGACGGTTTTCTGTTACTCTTGCATTCCAAGCATCTTCAACTTCAGCTCTGAGTTCTTCGCTAATTGCATCATTCTCGAAAAGTTTTGTCAGTGCTTCTAACATGGTTTTTTCCTTATCATTGGAGTCTACTGATTATGTTAATCAGAGATTCCTTTAAATATTTTTGTGCCTTTGTGTCTTCTTTAGTTGCCTGTGCTATTTCGTATGCCTTATACCCTCCACGTGCATTCATAAGGTGCTCGTATATTGGTGTTGGATATGCACCGGGAGCGGAAGGTTGAGCAACCGCATCCACAGTGATAATTTCAAAATCGGAAACGTTGCCGCTTCCGTCGTCACTAACGTTACCACTTCCTCTTGATGATACACCTAGTTTAACTCCGCTTTCTAGCATTGTTTTAACTAACTGTCCCATTGGAGTAGGTAGTACTTTTAGTTTACCGTAACCGTTTGGTCCATCCATCCACATTTCTGTAATCATATGGCTTACGCGGTCTAGGTTAATATTAAGGCCTTCTGGATGATCAACTTCTCCGAGTGGCGTATATCCACCTTGAATCTGATCGTTAAGAGTTTTGACAGCCCTGCCTATTTCTTCTACAGGATATACACGCTGATTAGCATTGCGTATCCCGCCTTGTATAACAATTCCCTTCATGTAAAGGTCTTTGCCATTTTCAGCAGACTCAACGACCATTCTAGCTTGGTCAAATGTCAAGTGCTCTCGTAGGTTTCTCATTCAATCGTCCTTGTCTTGCTTACTTTGCTCGCTTGCTCAACTTGTTAAGTGTTGAACCTGCAGCTTTG